ATAATATACATTATGCGCAATCATAGGTTATTGAATTTCAGCATATTGTTTAATTTGACAGGTTCGACCACGTTTTATGTAATACGCGCCGTTTTTCGCGGTTAAGGAGTTGTTACCATGGATAAGAAAAACTTATGGAAAAAAAATAAAAAAAATTATTCAAAACCTGAATTAATTTTTTACAGTGCGCCTTTTCGCCGTAAATGCTCGTTAGCTGGCCTAACACATGGCGGCATGAGTGACGCGCAAGAAATTGCCACATTAAGTGAATTTTTCGGCGTAGCTGGGCGAACGGTTCGCCGCTGGCTCAATGATGAAGTAATTCCGCATCCGTGCGCCATTGGTTTGCTTAATAACTTGTATATGGGATTTCCCCAGCATGGCCGCTGGCAAGGCTGGCAATTAACGCATGATTACCTTGTAACCCCATCTAGCGAAACTATCAGCCCTGATATGATTGGTAAATTGTGGTTATGGCGTAACGAAAAAAGCGCGTTACAACAACGTGTAAACGCGCTTAGTTTTGAAAATGAACGCTTGAAACGTATGGGTGCGCCCCATACACAACAAGTTATTCAAAATGCTATTAATACCCTTTCTTCTGTGATTGAAACGCCCCGATTTAAAACAGCGTAGGACCACAATGAATGGTTTTTCGGGCGCGTTATGCGCCCATTTTTACTGATTTAATGTAGCCCTCTAACGTGCTAACGCGTGTGTTTAGTTTCCATAATGCCCACGCTACTGCAATCATGGCCGTGTCACCGCCTGCGGCGATTAATTCGAAAATCTTAAACTCCGTCATTCGCCGGATTCATCTTTCAATGTTTCGTATAAACCTACACCCGCTGTACCTGCCGCGAATATTAAATCCACCACCTCTACGGCTTGCACTACTGGGAACGCGACCACCGAAGCCACGGTTAAAAATAAACCGCGATACGTTGACCATTGCTTTGCTAGTTTTTTTGCTTTGTTTAACATACTGCTTTTCCTGTTAAGTAAAGTTAATCGTCCACTATGCCGGACGTTCGTTTTTTAAGTTGATACACCACAATAGCGCCCAATACTGCGCCGCCTACCGTTGTTAATAACCATTTCTTATTCATGCCATTGCTACCCCTTGCGCGGCTTGCTCCATGGTAAACGCGCCCTTTGCGCCCTCAAATTCGGCCATGTAATACAGCAACGCGGGGAACTCACTTTCAAACACTGGCGTGAATGTGAATTTATCCAGTTTATCGGCCACGTAGTCGATATACGATTGCGTGTGGTTGTTGTCCGATTCTGGCGCCCATCTGGTAATAATGTCGGCCACACTATAAAGCCCGTATTTATCACGATAGGTTTTAACCAGTTTCATTGCGGCACGAAAACCATATTCCGGCGTTTCAAATACCACAAACGCCCCATCGTCACCCGCTGCCCCTTGCCACTTGTTTCCGTCATTGTGGCGAATGTTTAACGGGTTATTGTTGCGCACATTTCTGTTTGGTCGCATGGTCATGTAAATAACTACTCCCGCCGCGACTAGCGCGGCATATTTCATGTTCATTTGAAAAACTTCTGACGCTCGGCCATGAACGTCAAACAAAAGTTTTTGAAATCTGCAGCGGCTTTAAATGTTATTAATTTAAAGCCTGCTGGCGTTTGTGCATTGAAGTTAAGCGGGAAAATATCCGCGCCCATTTCAGCGGCCAAATTCACGCCCTGCATTACAGCGGCCATGCCGTTTTGATTTTCTTCTGTAAGGCTGATTTGTTCGCCATTGATTAACACGCCCTGAAGTTTTTCAATGGCTTTGGCTTGCCTTTTAGCTTCTAGCTGCTTTTCTAATTCAATTGCTGCTCTATCTGCATCTGTTAGCCAGTTAACTTTTATTTTTCCGGCTTTATCCAGCTCAACAAGCTTATCCCAAACATGAACACCTTCTCCGTTACCACTATCCCGGATAAAGTTTTTTTCTATTAGCCCTGAGTGGAATTTTTTTTCCTCCTCATATTCCCACAACACAGAACCGTCTTCCGTTTGTTCGTATTTATTGACTTTCGTAAAGTCGCTCTCTTTAACAAATTCAAGCATTGAAAGAGACCTCCTATTTATTAAAGGTAATAGCTGAATAACCAGCATTCACTTGCAAACGGCAAGGTCTATCAATGGTCAACCCTGACATTCCATTAGCACGTATAAAAAAAGCTCTATTAGATGCCGAACCCAAAAAGTTGAATGACACAGGGTTTCCAATTATCAAGCCTGTGCGTTTATCCACCACACTAAAACTTTCGGCCACAGTTGCCCCGCCAAGCGTTAGCGATAAAGATGTGTATTTATCCGCTTCATATCCTTCAATATAAAATAGCGCTGTATTTTCTGTATTCGCGATCCCATCAAGGAGCAACATTTCCCCTGATTCACCGCCGAACTTGTTAAATTCAGAGTTCCCGCTGTGGACTAACTCAACCCACTTATCGCTATTTCTCCTTCGATACCCGATAGCATTGGCATCAAAATCGAAAACTAGCTGTGCGGTCGCTGTTGTTCCCACTCCCCCAAAGTTAAGCGCCCAACCCCGTTTATTTGTTGAAAAGAAACTTGGCGCATTTACTGAGCTAACAAAGAATGATAAATCCAACCCTTGCACCCCAGATTCATCAAGGTCATAGCCCGACTTCGCCGCCGCCCTTCCCAAACCTGAAAACCCGACTTCTACAAGTTCCCCTTCTGCATTTCCGACATTTTTAAATGCACCACTCCCAAAATTCGGGGTCTCTGTTACCTCGCTATACTTCGGCCAGCGTGTTGCTTGCTCCGGCTTGCTTGTGACTTGCGACCAATGATGATGGTGCGATTGCGGCGGGAATGTCAGTGGCTTGTTTTCTATCAAATCCCAGCTATGCGTGTGTGCAGCGGGTTCAAACTTTGTAGGTTTGCCCGAAATATCACCCCATGAATGTGTATGCGCTGCCGGATTAAACACATTCGGTTTATTTTCAATTTCGTTCCACGAATGAAAATGCGTTTCAGGTGGGAACGTTCCCGGCTTTTGGGCGATTTGTTGCCATGTGTGTATGTGTGGCGCTGGCTCAAATTCACTTGGTTTCCCTGTGATTTCGCTCCAAGTATGGCCGTGCGCTGTTGGCGGGTACATGGTTGGCTTATTAGCGATTTCAGACCATGAGTGACCATGCGCCGAAGGTGCAAACGTTGCCGGAATGCCTTGCAAATCTGCAAAATTAAACGCACCAAGCCTTTCTTCAAGCGATAGATTTGTGACGTAATCACCCTCTTGAATTTGCTGTACTTGCGTGTAATAGGTTTGCGCATCATTGCGGTATTCTAGCGCGGTATCTCGCGCCGCTTCTGCGGCATTAAGCGCAACCAGCGCCGAATCTTTCGCGTCCGTTGCCTGCCCTGCTAATTCTTCAAGGTAGATGCTTGAGATAATCGGTGGAAAATAGCTTGCACTCATCGTTTAAAGCTCCGTTAACGCAAGTTTGACACCTTGGCCGTTATCGTTATAAGCGAAAACGGGCGCTCTTGTTGAAAGCGTCACCGTTGCACCTGGCTCTAATTTAAAACCGCGATTTGCACTTACTTGATTGCCGCCAATTCGCACACCAAATTCATCTGATTGATTTTGAATAATGAGCGTCTGGCGCTGTTGATTTTCAACGGCTACTTGCGTAGATGCGTTAATACCGCAAAGCACATCCGGCAACGTGTTTAAGTTGTTTGAACTAATCAGTTCTACTGAACCCCCGTCAAACTTAACGTTTGCCTGAAAATCTAGCGGCTCTTCAATGCGTTTAATAACGGGCTTGTTTGTAATGGATACCGAACCACCGCCGCCGCCTGAAATCTTCACACCTGCGTCTTGTAGTTCTACCGTTACCGCTACGTTATCCACGTTTTCAATCGTTACTTGCGGTATGCCATCTAGCTCCAATTGCCAACCCGGTTTAACGCGTAACGGCTTCAACTGGTAACTTGGTGAAGACACCGACAAGAGCCCATCCAATTCAAGTATGGAAAGGAACTTACTTGGTGTTTGAATATTGCGGGTTTCCCCCACCTGTAATGTATAAACGGCCATAATTGCCCCTATTTAAACGCGAGCGCCGCAAGGCCAACGGCCACGGCTACCGCCAAATATTTAACCTGTGTGGTTGAACCCTCAACCAATGAAGACGCGCCGCCCGTTGCGGTCGATTCCGCTAACGCTGCAACGGTTTCAAGCTGTAATGCATTGGCCTGATTACTGGCTGTAACCTGACTCCCCGCGTTGCTTATTGCGTTTCGCGTCACTTCCTCTAATGTTTCGCTGAACTCGTCAACATTGGCGCTTAGCGCCGCCGCATAACTATCACTTTGGTTTTGCAATGCCGTGATACTGTCGCGGCCAAAACCTAACGATTCTTGCAAGCTGGCAAACATGGCATTGAGTGAATTACTTGCGGTTCTCTCTGTTGAAAGAATGCTTTCGTTTGCGGTGGTTGTGATCGCATCAGTCGCAACACCTAGCGTATTCGCGGCGTTATCAGTAATCACATTAATAGCTTCTCGCGCCGTTGCATTGCCTTGCGCATTCACTTCACTAGCAAAATTAAACGCTTCTTCAACTGCACCACCGTCTAAAATGCTGATGTTTCCATTCACTCCGGCAAAATCACCGCTATTGGCAATTGAATTGTCAGATTCATCAATAAACGTCTGGCTGCGGTCGCTGTTGTCTTCGAAATACTGCGAGTTATCAACGCTGTTGTCGCTGTTGTCTTCGTAATATTGCGAATTGTCAGATTCATCAATAAACGTCTGGCTGTTGTCGATTTCGCGGTTGTCTTCGAAATACTGTGAGTTATCAACGCTGTTGTCGCTGTTGTCTTCAAACTCATAGTTATTTGTGGTGTTGAAGCTATCGTCCACATTCATCGAATTGTCAGATTCATCTGTATAGTTAAATGAATTGTCTGATTCATCGGTGTAGTTGTAGGTTTGGTTATAACTGTCTTCAATGCTCAGTTCATTGGTGGTGTTATAACTGTCTTCAATCGAATTGTCGCTTTCATCAATCGTGAAATCTTGCGCCCCTGCAAAATCACCATCATTAACTTGTGAATACTGCGAGTTGCTCGTTTGCTGGCTCTGACTGGATTTTGACTTGCCGCCCATAACCTACCCTTAACGAATGCGTGTTTGCATGTCGTAGCTTCTGATTTTGTTCATACGAACGGCGGTTGGTCGCTCTACTTTTGATAAAGTCGAAACGGCCTGATTCGTTTTTGATGTTTTTGGCACACCACGAAACGCGCTCACTTTTGGCGGTATCACTGGCGGTGTGGAATATACAGGGTCAACCTTGCCGCCTTTGTTGCTAGGCACGGTTAATCGCTGTGGTTTCTTTTGGGTTTTCGGTGCTGACGTAAAAAACGAACCTGAACCCATTGGATTGCTTGTGAAGTTTGGCAAGCTCGCTGTTGCTGCTTTCTGCGGCTTGTTGTATGCGCTTCGGGTTTTGGCGCGGTCTGCGCTTTTTGCCTTTTGCGTGTTGCCATACAAGTTAAAAACGCCTTGCTGCGTCTGACTTGATTTATTGCGATTCAGAAAACTGAAATCACCCATGTAAAACCCCTTAAACCGTCATGCGGTATATGTATTCATTCCCGCGTTGCTCGATTAAGTGAAACGGCCATTGTTTTACGTGGCGGTGTAACCCTTTTCGGCGGGTATGAAATCGAATCGTTGAAAGCCCGTTGTCACGGGCAAATTTAAAAATTAGGCGTGTGGCGGGTAGAAGCCCCCGCCCAGCGGCGGCCACAACAACCAACTCGTTTCCCTCTACACGTAGCACAACGGCAAGCTTGCCCACTCTGGCTAAACCTGCATCACCCCGTTTAACTTGCCTTTTAATGAATTGTCGACTAGTACCGGGTAACGCGGGTTTTAATATCGCGCTTGCTTCGCTATCCCACCTTGTAAACGTTAGCGTTTGGTTATCATCCATACAGCTACAAGCCCCAAAACAGCAAACAGCACATAAGGTGGTTTGTCGTTGTAGTTAAACGCGCCAAAATTGACGCTTCCTGTGTCTTGGCCGCCTGTACCTGATGAAGCTTGACCGCCTGTAAAATTCATTGGTGGCGGTGGTAGCATCAGCGTTTACCCATGTGTGTGTAAATGAGATACCCGCCGCCGAACAATAAACCCAATCGGGTGAGCTTGCCGAACGCATCAGAGGTAAATAACCCCCCAGCAAAACCCACCGCTCCGGCTGCAATTGGAATTAGAAACGGCATGGCGCTATTTCCTTAACGCCAATACTGCAACTAACACTAGCGCCACACCGCCACCGATTAACAAAGTGTTATTCGATACAGTGAAACCCTGTGAAGGCGGCACGACAATCGGCTGACCTTCAACGGTTTTACCCTTTACGGGTTCGGCTTCTTTTTGCACTTGCGGGTTTGCGTTCACATTCGCCCATTTTTGGGTTTGGTAATCGAGATAACCATCCGCGACCGTTCCCAGCTTTTCGCCAATAGACTCAAACGCTGATTCTCCGAATGCTTGCATTCTTTCCCAAAACCCACCCATTACTGGTTGTGGTGAACTCATAACGCCCCCTTATTGTGCTTGCGGAATCGCCGCTACTTGGTCGTAACCCTCAACAAGCACTTCCATCGCTCCGGGTGAATCAACGGTTAACTTAAATTTCAAGCTGTCACGTTGTCCGGTGTTCATTGCGCCATGTGTACCAAAACCTGTAATGGTCGGGTCAAATACAAAGCGGTCTGCTAGCGGTGAATAATCTGCTAAACGCTGCATAGCAAATTCAACGTCTGCGCGTGTACCTTCAAAGATTCGAAGCGCACCACGATAAATTTCGATTTTTGAAATTTTGGCGTTGTTTTCGTTGAACATTAAGCGCTGAATCCAGCGGTTCGGTGCTGCGTTTGGGAATACAAACTCGTGTTCTCCCGCCGCCGCAATGTTTTGCGTAATGCGATACATGCTCGGCATGAAATACTGACCAGTCTGGTTATTTAGCGCCCATGCTTTACCTTTCATGGTCGGTGTTGTCGGGTCTGCCGCATCTTTTGCGCCAAATTCAACAATCAACGTCACATCGTCAGTCGGTAGCGTAACCAGTTCTTTTTGACGGATACCCGCGATTGAGCGGTATTCAAAACGGGCTAAATCAAGAATGACGCGGCCTGTTGCACGGTGCTTTTTCAAAACTTGGTCTACTAAATCAAGCTCTACGGCTGACGCGTAAACAATTTCATTGCCGTTCACATCGATAGCCACGCGTTTAATCGTTTCACGCTTTACGATATTCGTTTCAAGTTCAATCGTTGAATACGTGATACCCGATTGCAGCTTAATCGTTGCACGGCCTTCATAACCTACGCCCTCGGCGCGGTTAAGCTGGATTAGTGTTGGTTGATAACGCATTAATTTGCCCCTTAACCGATTAGGTCTTCGACAAAATCAACGTTGTTTGAAGCCCAAACAACCAACGCGGCTACTGCTGCGGCAATGCCAGCGGTTTTTAATTGTGCTTTACTCATTTTCAGTTTTTCCTTTCAGTTTAGATAATGCGAATTTCACAACAACAAACGCGGTTACTGTGGCTACTGCTCCAATGGCTAAAGATTTTTTGTCCACGTATTACCCTTATGTCTCTTTGTTTCATCGCGGTTCGGGCATTCACTAAACGAAAGTGTTTCGGTTTACGGCAAGCACAAAAAAAGGGCGTTAACCTATTAGGTTAAAAACGCCCCTTTTTGGTGTGTTATTTTGGATTTACCAGCTTAATTTTCCGCTTTTTACGTTGCCGATACCCGGCGATTTATAGAAGTATTCAAGCGGCTGCAACGCCTTAATTTCATCTTCATGCACTTCAATTTCTTTACTCATGCGCTCGGCATCTGCTCTGCTTGGCTGCATACCCACCCATTTGTAAGGAGATTGAGATAAAACCGTTTTACTCATTTCGGTGCAGCGCTGGCCTACGGTATGCACTACAAAGCCAAACTTACGCCCGACCGACAAAAGCCAACCAAATACGCTCTTTTCTTTTCCTACCGATTCCGTTACCTGTGGATTTTCTTCACAAACGAGGTGCAATAACTTGGCGTGTTTACCGTTACCGAAGCGCTTCATAATTTCGCAATAGGTAAGGAAGTTTTTGCGGTTTTCCGGCACGGTTAGCGCAATCTTAAAACCTTGCCTTGTCTTGCGGCCTGCGGCTATGGCGGCGGCAAACTTTGAAAATGAGGTGTAGCGGCGCACTTTTCGACCTTGTATTTCTTCATAGTCAATATGTGGGTCCCAAAGCGCCACTTGGTCGGTGGGCTTGATGTTGCCAAACTTCTTAACAGCGCTTGTTTTACCGCTACCCGTTCCCCCTACATACAAGCAATGTAAGGCTTTTAATTCGTTGTTTGCGTTAATTGGCTTCATGCTGCGGCTTGCTCCGGCTCTGCGTCATTGGCCTGCACCTTTTGACGCTGTTTGGCGCGTTTTGCATCTTCAGCGGCTTGCTTGTCTTGCGCTCGTAATTCTTTCACGCTGGCAACGGTTGACTTGCTCAGCATGTAAAGGCCAATAATGCCCATAATTTCAGCTTTGTATTTACCGAACAGCGCTGAATGAATGTCAAAACCATCAGGTAGATATTTCACCACGGCGGGTGCTAAATATTCAGCGGTGGTGTGCTTTTCGTCTTCTGACAGTGTAAAGCGCTTATGTGCGCCCAACTGGATTCCAGTTTCATACATGCCAAGCGCTTGTATAACCGTTTCTACGGCTTGCTGATGCCGCTTTTGTTCGCGCTCGGCTTCCGCTTCGGCTTCACGCTCTTTTTCGGCTTCTGTTTGATACTGTGGCGCTGTATCGGGGTCGAAGTCTTCACCGCTTTCCGCGTCTTCGGCTTCAAGGTCTTTCAACACGTTAGTGAATCCGGTTTCATCGTATCCCGTTTCAAATTCGGTTTCGGTGTGTAGTTCGGCTTGCTCAGTTTCTTTTTTCATTGTACTGCTCTCTCAATGCTAATTAGGTTTAAAGTGCAACGGCCAGCGCTGCACCCAATAGGCCACCCACGACAACAAATAAGCTAATAGGCTTCGTTTCTGGCTCGTTTTCGGTTTCTTCTGGCGGTGTTTCGGTTTCGGGTTCGTTAACCGTAGAAACCGCGCTTTCATTGGTTTCCAGCACTTCGGCGGGTTCGCTTTTTTCGGCTTCGGTTACGGCTTCGACCGCTTCGGCGGGTTCGGGCTTTTCGGCTTTCACTTGATTAACCAGGGTGGCTAATTCTTCAATGGTCTGCACCATTTCAGCGCGGATTTTGGTTTGTCGGGTATCTCCGGCGCGTTGGTCTGTGCCGCATTCATCACACATTGTGTAATATCTGCCGGAACGTTTACCGCGTGGATTGTGAACGGTAGCAGGCAAGCCACAATCACAACGTATTACCCCAATGACAGGGTTTTTGCTGCTTCGGTTTGGGATAGTGCCAATTTTCACCCCCTTTGCGTCAAGAAAAGGAACATTAGCCATGCATCGCCCCCACCAGAATTGTGTTTAAGGTGCTTTGTTTGGCGGCCATGCGTTTAATCACTCCGGCGGCCATTAGTGGGTTCATCTTTTCCGCTTTTTGGCGGTCTTGCTCAATTTCTCGCGCTAGTTGTTGCGCTTGCTCTTTTAAACTCATGTGTACTACTCCGCTCACATTTCGACTTTTAAAAAATTAACTCACTATTCAACGCAATAACGTTGTTAACTTTCCACCCATGCACTTTTGCTTTCCTTTCGGCTTCGCGGTCATTTTCCGCAAGCACAAACACGGAATCTGATTCATTGGATTTACAAACAACCCTCGACCTGAAAACCTCATATAGCCTGTCGTTTGCTTTTTTCTTCTCTAAGCCTTTTCCTTGCATTATCCTCTGAATGTCTAACGCCAAAAGTTGCGCCAATTTTTCAATATCTTCTTTTTGCATTTACTTTTCTCACACTAAAATTATGTCGTGACTTTCCGGCGGCAAAGAATCACTTAACACCTGTTGCCAGTAACAATCTAAAGCGGCTTTTTGTTCGGCCACCTTGTTATAAATCGCTTGCCCTTTCGACTTTGCCCAATGTGATATTTTGCGGGTTTCGGTTCTAGCAAACTCTTTTGTATGTTCAAGAATGTCGGCTTTCCAACCCTGCTGGGTTACTGCGTTTTCAATAAACGCATTCATCTGCTTTAGGTTTCTAAAAGTGATTTTGTATTTATTCGCCCATGCATTGTTTTGCCTTGCCGCTTCGAGCTTTTCGCGTGTTGATTCAGCGCTTTGTATTTGCTTTTCTAATCTGGCTAAAAGCTGTTGCCTTTTTTGGGCTGGCACATTTTTGTAATTAAGCGTTCGAGCCCTTTGGTTTACTGCGTCTTTTTGCTTTTCTTTGATGTGCTTAATTGCGTTTTTAATGCTTTCTTGCTTCTGTTGAATCTGCTGTCCTACGTTAGCAACGAAACGGCTCATAATCGCCGCGTCATACTCTGCTATACATTCCCACTTTGGCGCACGTGCGCCGCTAGATATTCCGTATCTGTTGCCAATTATGCGCCCTTGGCTATTAGCAATTTCGCCCGTATTACGGTCTATCGTTTGCGCGCCTTTTGTCATGTACCCAAGCGCTTTCATCAGATAACCAGCGGCCTTTTGCTCACTTCTTATTTTTTCTAGCTTGGCGTAACCGTTACCCCATAGTTGTTCAATCTGTTGAGCCCAACCGCGAAAGAATAGCTTTTCAACTTTCCAGTCTAAAAGCATGTGAACGTGTGGGTTCGTGCCAGTTATGGTGCGTACCTCCTCACCTACACCATTTGTGATTACTTCAACTTTGTCGGGGTTCTCGGCTACCCAAACGTAATTGATTTTCTTCGCTACTGGTTTAGGACCTACTTTCGAATGCTTAACGCCTACGTAAGTAGGTTCGAAGCGTTTAGGCTCCCAAATATCAAGCATCCCTTTTTTTTCTTCATCTGTCGGTTGCCAAGTCCAGCCCCTCTGGTACTTCTTTTGAAGTGCATCCATAAAACGAGAAACTTCTTTGCCTATGGTGCTTTCTGTTTTCCACTCAATACGGCAAAAATCACCATCTGCCTTTACGCCATTAGAGCATTCGCCAGCAAAGGCGAGTTCTCCACCTTGGCAGGTTAGCTTTGTGATAGCTTCACGGCGCTCAGCATCAAATGTCAGTGTTAAGAACGTGCTGTAACCACCTTTTTTCGCTGCCATAAATGCGCCACTGTCAATGATGTTTCTTGCGGCGCGGTCTGTTAGTGCTTCGGTGGCTCTCTCTCCCGCCTGCGGCGGTGGTGCATCCCCCTGGCGGGTAAATGATTCGATACTAACCCGGTATTCTCCTGACCACTCACGTTCGTAAAAACGCGCTACTGCGGGGCGCTTATTTAACGTTTTATCGTGTGTCGGACATTTGCGGGTATTGACTAGCCTATTGTCCTCAGCCCTTTGGGGCTGGCCTGCGGCGCAAATGCTGCGCAATTGGAGATCGGATAAATCACGCTTTTTGCGCTCACTCGCTAAGAATTGATTTTTGCGATTTTCATCCCACTGATTTTCGACACAAAAAAACCGACTGCTTAAAGTCGGGTGCGTGTCGATTGACATTCTGTCGAAATCTATAAACGGGGGCGGCTCCCAATGTTTCTTTTTAGGCTTGCTAGCTGCACTCTTTACTCTTTTGCTCTGCTCTTTTTTTTCAAGCTTACGCAAAAAGCCAGCCCCGAAAGGGCCAGCTTTGTTTGATGATTCGTATTTTAAGATAGGGTAGACAGACATAAGGCCACCCTAAAAGCTGAAACGCCAAAAAGCAGAAAACAGAACACAAGTACCGCAGCACCAAATAGAGAAACACCTCCATAATACTTGTGCTCTTCAACCGCAAGACTACCCGCAATAACTAGAAATACTGTCGAGCAAATAAAACAATCTACTGCACTCATGGAATGAGTACCTCTTGGATTTCACAACCACCCATTCTAAAGTAATCCCTACATTCCCAACCATGGCCAGTAACATACAAGTAGAAATTTCCTTTGTCGTGCTTCTCCCAGCACGACGAATACATAGGGTTATAGTGAGTTGCCCCCTCTGGCGGCGTTGGTATTTCTACGTAGTGTAATTTCTTCATCAGCTAACCACCGCCACATTCGACCGATTTGAAATCATATTCGGCGGGTATATTGTCGCTATCTTTTGAAAAGGCCATATAATAGAGAACACCTCTACCGTTCCGCACTCCTTGTAATTGTAATAACCCTCTTCAACCACTAGCGCTCCACCCTGAACCAACTCAAAAGCAATCCCTTCAACATCCTTGTCAGCATTTTCTTCAAGCATGTCTCTGAATGCCAATATCGCCTTTGCTTTCTTTTCGAATGTAATCGTCATCTAGGCCACCTCACCAAACAGCAAACCTCTAGCACGTTCACCCGCTTGTTTAGCTTCATCACCGACCATTTCAAACAAACGGCTTTTACGCTGAATGTCTTGCTTGCTCTGCTCTAGCGCCTGATTTTTTGTGTTTTTTGGTTGTGACAATCTGTCACGAATGGCGGCCAAATGTTTAAGTGCGCGGGGCCTGCTTTCGGGTTTTATGCGCATGTCGATGTGCGCCGTGTCTTCTGGGCGCATTCTTGGTCGTGGTGGTAATTGATTTTCCTGCAAAGGCATTCCAACTGCCTCGGCTGGAATGTCGTAATCTAAGCCAGCTACTAAACCACCCATTACGCCGCCTTACGCGCATTCGCGCTATCAATGGCTTTAAAGAAGTTTTTAGCGTGGACTTTTTTAACAATACCAATGTAAACATCTTGGTTGTACAACTCGATACAACCTAGCTTTTCGTTTTGTTCGTAGCGTGTGAAATTGGTTTGTGTTTCTGCACCGTCGATGATGAAAACGGTTCGTTCACCTGACGTTAATTTATGAATGAGCATAATGATTTTTCCTTTTCCCCGCCCCTTGTCCTTGGGGGTTAGCGTCCGGCTGTACTGCTCAACTCAACCGAACACTAACAAGGAAAGGTGCTAATAAATAATGGATACGCTTGGGTTACTGACGGGTAAATACTGCTGATAGATAACTGGGTTCGCCGCAAGCGCATATTTATAGTCACACGGGTGTTACAAGGTAGTCAACCCTGTGTCGCCGTTGTAGGCGGTTGACTAATGAACTATTCTTATGATGCTGATAGATAACTGGTGATATGAAATGTTTAAAACTGTCGATTTACTCAATCGCGTCAAGGCCGCGTATTGCCTAGAGTCTGACTACGCGACTGCAAAGAAGTTAGGGATAACTAAGCAAGCTATGTCTAGATACATGAATAAGGGCTATATTTTAGATGATAAGGTAGCCGTTACCGTAGCTGAACTCTTAGACCTTGAACCCTTACAAATACTGGCCTGTATGCACGTGGAACGCGCTGAAAGAAAGGAAGATACAAAGCTGATTTCTTTCTGGATGCGCTATGCCTGACAAAAACAATTCGTGACAATATGTCACAATCTTAATAAATGTAAATCTTTGTAAATATTGGCGTTTTTCTAAACTGGAATACGCCAATAATATACATTATGCGCAATCATAGGTTATTGAATTTCAGCATATTGTTTAATTTGACAGGTTCGACCACGTTTTATGTAATACGCGCCGTTTTTCGCGGTTAAGGAGTTGTTACCATGGATAAGA